GCATAACCGAACGCATAACCGAACGCATAACCGAACGCATAACCGAACGCATAACCGAACGCATAACCGAACGCATAACCGAACGCATAACCTTTAATAATCCATTTTTTAAACAAACAATTAAAAAACTGTTTGACTTATTGAATTAATCAATATATTATTTATTTTTTAAACAAAGAGGTGAAAAAATGCAAGAAAAAAAACCCGTAAAGTTAGGGAAATTGATCGGAATGTTTGGCGGTAATGTAGGTGTTGCTAAAATATTAGGGTGCTCTCAAAACAGAGTTTCGCGCATAAAAAATGGTCATACAATACTTCGCTATGATGAGGGATTAAAACTTTCTCAAATGGCAGATCAAGATGGCTATGAACTCGATCTCACAGAGTTTGGCATTAAAAAAAATAATGATACGCTCGCCCCATTGTAAGTAATGGAATTTAATTAAACACAAAGGAAGTTACAGCATGTCATCAAAGCCCTATATAAAACTTTTTGTATCTGATTTTTTAGGTGATACAAGCCATTTATCATGCGACGAAATAGGAGCTTATTTCCTTCTTCTGTCGCAATGTTGGACTAAAGGATTTATCTCAAGCGAAGACGAAAGATTAGCAAGACTTACTAGATTAACCATGGATAAATGGTTAAGCATGAAGCCTGTTATCATGGAATTTTTTAAACCTTGTGATGATGGATATTACAACGCCAGAGCCACCAAAGAACTCAATGAAATTTTCGAAAAAAGTACAAAAGCTAAACACTCTGCAGAAGTGCGCTGGGGTAAAAAAGACGATGCGAACGCATCAACTGAGGATATGCGAACGCATAGCGAACGCATATCCGAACGCAATGCTATACCAGATACCAGATACCAGATCCCAGATCCCATATTCCAAAATCCAAATCTAAAACCCCCTTTATCCCCCTTTCAGGGGGAGACAAAAAAAATTGAAATCGAAAAAATTGTTCCACGTGGAGTAGGGGGCGATGATCAAAACCCAATCAAGAAAATGACGCGAGTCGAAACATTGCGAAGCGTGACCGAGGAAGAGCAGGGTGCAATTGAGAAAATTTTCGAACACTGGAAAAAACTAGCAGGTCATCCGACTTGTCACCTCGAATCAAAACGCACTTTGGCGATCTTGGGCGGTTTACGACTTGGTTACACAGTTGAGCAATGCCTAGACGCCGTGGAGGGTTGTTTTAAAACCCCGCACAACATGGGCGATAACAAGCAGGGCGCAAACTACGACAGGCTGGGGATAATCTTCCGTGATGCCGATCACATTGAGAATTTCATTCGTAATAAAAAAAATCCGCCCAAAGCCATGTCTGGTGGAATAAAAAGCCAAGAAGGGCTTGAGTCGTACAAAAAAATAATGGAACTTATCGCCCGAAAAGGGACGGCGAGGGGATTTGGGGTTGAAACTTGGTACGATAAATTAACTGAGCGTGAAAAATTTACAGTGCAAAAACTGGGCGGTATACAGCGAATAGGAGAAGGCAAGATTGACCAGTACAAATTCAAATTTTTGGAGGAGTGGGGTAATTTTTCGGAAGAGGTTAAAAAATATTCAATCGCCGCAGAATCCGCTTTGAAAACTGTGTGCGAAACCCTGCGCCAATTTTCGAATAAAAATTCAATGATTTTTCGGGATGAGAAAATACACGCGGTAATTGATTTGCTGGGAGGGCTTGCGAAGATAGAATTTCCAAGTGGAGATGTTGCAAAATTTTACAATGAATTTAAAGCCCGCTATGACGATTTAAAAGACGACTGGCTGTCTAACTATTCACCAGTGCTTGAAGGTGTAGCCAGCGATGAATTTAGTGCCTTGGTCGCATTAAATCCAAAGACAAAAAAGGTTGAAAAGATAGATTCCGAAAAAATAGAAGAATTTAAGGCGTTAGCAGTGCAGAATAAAAAACGTCTTAATGTGCGAAAAGGTGAGTAGTAATATTAAATTATGAATTTTAAGTTAATCAATAAATGGGGGAAAAAATGCATATAGATGATCTTGTAAAATTAAGGGAAAAATTGATTATGGATTACGATGTTGATGATCCCAAGAATAAAACTGGTGCTGAATTATTTTTTAAAAATACCTTTCGTGAAGAAAATTTACGAATTTTTTCTGATGATGAATTCGCTAAAATAATGGCATTATGTCGGTCTATACATATGTTAAATACTGTTTTAAATGAAGTTTTCAATATTTTTAAAGATTTTTCAGACCAAAAAGACCAAAAAATCAAAGAGCTTGAGGAGAAATTGAATGCAAAGTAGCGACGTTAGGAAATTAGCAATTAAAATGGTTGGGGATTATGATCCTATAACTCCAAAAGATTTTGCTGGAATGATGAATTTGTACAAAAAATTATTCCCTTATGGTGTTGGTGATGCGGAAACTAAAGAAAAAATTTTAGCTATGTGTGCAAATTTGAACATGCTAAACACTGTTAATGCGCAATTTTGTCATTTTATGGAAAAAGTCATAGACGACAAAAACAAAGAAATCAAAGCATTACATATGCTTATTGAGGTTCAAGATGAAGGGAAATAAAACACAACATGAAATTTTGGCGATTATTGATGACTTGTATGTAACGATAATTGAGATCATGTCTGAAAATGGCGATACCAACAAAGTGCTTGCTGAAATTTATAAATCAAAAAATAAAATATTAGGGAGGAGTTATGGCTAAGTTTAGAGTTAGATTAGAAGATGATAGCCAATTTTGGACGGTACAACGTAAAAAATTATTGTACTGGCATGATTTCCATACTGGATTTTTGACCAGAAAAGAGGCTGAGGAATTTAAACGAGGCTGTGAATTGGCGGAGGGGAAATGACTGAAAAAACACAAGCTGAAATTTTGGCGATTATTGAAAGATATGATACTGAGCTATTAAACGAAAAGCATTCTCTCGAAGAATTGTTGAGTGACAAATGCCAGATATATGATAACTTAAGAAATAAAATCATATCAATACTTGACAAGAGAATTGCTATTATTGAAATTAAACAAAGAATACTGGATAAATCATCAGTTATTGAAAAACCATTAAACACGTGGACGACTGTATGAATCAACGCATACTGGAGGAGATATGAGAAGAAAAAACGAAACCTGCTTTAATTGTGGTCACAAAGAATCCGTCCACAGAATTGTTGAAGGAAGATGTAATTTTGAAATAGTTATTGGCAATTCGACTGATGGTTTAGATAAAATTGATTGCCCATGTTTATGTTTTGATGATGGCGGTGATGAAGAATGAGACAACAACTATGTGAGTGTGGGCATGATAAAGATTATCATTGGCTTGTTCCTATTTATCCTGGAGATACAAAACTAACACAATTTTGCATGTATAAAAGCGGAAAATATAATTTAGAATTGCTGTGTAAATGCAAAGAATTTAAACCAAAAAGTGAGGCGACTAATGGATAGATACCCCGATTGAGTGGGGTTTGATTTATAGAGGAATGGGATGCCGCACATGGTATAAGTCTAGCTTTCCCGAGGGAAAACCAACCTTATGTCATCGAGAGATTAAGCAAGCTATCATAAATCATGATGAAATGTTGCGAGAGGGATGGTTAGCTCACCTCACCTGGGAATGCTCATCATGCGGAAAAGAACGTCCCGATAAATTCATTTCGGTTTATGTGCATAAGCATGAGATGAACGGATTGGGTGAAGTCACGCACAATCTAAAATATTGCAATGATAATCCAGCTTGTGAAGAGCTGGCTAAAAAATGTACAGGAGCTTTCAATGATCAAGATAATTCTTAAATCAATGTCGTGTGCTTTTATAGCTGCATTAGTAAGTAGTATTTTTATGGAGCTTGAACCAATACCATATCCGTGGGATATTGTTTTCAGCGCAACGGTTTGCATCGCGCTGATCATCATTAGTAATCTTTATCAGGATTTTTACAAGTGGTTGGAAGAGAGGTTTAAATGAGTGAAAAAATATACACAATGTTTGATTTGGTTAAAGATAAAGCTTGTTGTGATTATTTAATTGGTAAAAAAGTGGTTGTGCTAGGATGGGAAGAGATGATTTTTGATGAAAGCGCATCATATTTTGATGACAGGAACATTTATTGTTCTGAGGTATTTGCTGTTTTAAAAAAAGTTAGAGTAAGTTATAGTTCTCCTTTTAAAGTTTTGTTGTGTGAGAAGCTTCAAAAAGTAATTTCTTACGACTCAACGGTTCATTCCGCCATAAAATACGTGGAAGATTGTGACAATTATAAATTAAAGAAGTTAATAACTAATGCGAGCGATCACTATTTTAATCCTTAAAATGCTCAATCAATACTCGCTCGCCAGTACAGCCCAATTCAGAAGCGAGGGCGGTTAGTTTTTCGTCTGTTTTAATATTGACCAAGAATTTCTTGTATTTGAAGCCTTGAGCTTTGAGCCTTTCCACATGGGCTTTTGTTGCGTTTAGGGTGTAGGTTGGGGTTTTAGTCATTATCTACTGCTCCATAAATTGTTTAATTGCATCTTTTTTAGAATCAGCATAGATTATTATTCCGTTGATTACATAGATTCCATCACCCATATTTTTTACGTTTGGTTTGGTCATCTTAGTTTGCTCCTAGTTTTTTGATAATGCGATTTTCAAAGTTAGTTATCTGTTCTTGCGTCATTTCAGAAACGGACGGCGAACAATTCATCATCTCACGAAGAGTGATTGCAATAACATTACTTCTTTCTTGCCCTGTTTTTTCAAAAGCTAATTTTTTTAGGTTTGGAACATAGCTAAATGCTTCGTCGTTTAATTGCGCTTGTATGCTCATCTTTAATACTCCACTTTTTAATCGGTCGCTTAATTGCGCTGATGTTGGGAGTATATATGTATCATATATATGTGTCAAGTATTATTTTGTGAGACATTGACCATTTTTGACACACCCCCCTTTTGTAGTATAGATTCATTAATTGAATTTGAATTTAATTTGAATTTAATTCAATATCATTTAAGTCAGGGAGTTTTTTATGCAAAAAGGGTTTGACAAGCAGTTACTTTTAGTCTGTGAAATTGCATTAATGTATCAACGCTCGAGCAATGCAATATACGCTATGATCAGAGCAAAAAAAATATCACACGATGCCATCGTTTTAAAACGTTACAAACTAGGCAGGCTGTGCAATGCAAAAAAATACTGCAAAGTTTACGATGTAAAAAAATTCGAGGGATTTTATGCCGCAGCGGCTTGATAACGCAAAACTAACATCACAGCAAATAAAGTTTGCTGAAAAACTTGTGGAGCTTGGTAGCAACAAGAAAGCAGCATTAGCAGCTGGCTGCAAAGATGATACTGCTGCACGCAATTTTTATACGTATCATTTAAAAAATCCGCACTTGCTCTCGCACATAAAAAAACTACGCGATGAAATTTATCAAAACATTTCTGTCGATCAAACAAAATTAATCGAACGATTGGAAAAAATCGCACTTGGAAAAGACCCAATTAACAGTATCAGAGCAATAGCACAGCTCAGTAAGATGCTTGGCTATGATGCAACAATCAAAGTTGATGCAACGAGCAACGGAAAAGATATTAATCCTGCTGTTGTGATACTTCCGAGCAACGGTGGTGATTACAATGCAAAATGATTTAGAGGATTATTTATTTAAAGTAGTTTGCCCTTGTTGCAAAGAAAATAAAACTGAGGTAACTGATGAAAAGTAGTCGAGCATTAAAATTAACGCGAGAAAATATTGTTTATGTCTCAAGCTACTATCGCACTGAGATAACTCGCTACGCAAGTTTTTTGTATGTTGCATATAGTGACGAAGTCATGAGCTTACAATTAAATTTTAAGGGAGAGCTTGTTTTAGCCAATATCAAGTATTGCACAACTAGTATTTTTTCTTTCAAATTAAGATGCGCATTCTGGAAACTCATTAAAATTTTACATAATTCATTAGGAAGGTTTATTCGTGGAAGCTAATGAATCACGCCTAGTCTTTCGCGCACAAAAAGGCGCACAAACAGACTTCTTAAGCTGTGAAGCCGACATTGTTGGTTATGGTGGCGCAGCAGGGGGTGGTAAAACGTACGGCGTACTATTGCAATCATTGCGAGGCATTAACAATGCGCATCATCGGTGTTTGATATTCAGACGTACGACACCACAAATAACAGCACAAGGGGGATTATGGGATGAGTCTCAGAAAATATTTACGCATCTCGGCGGCGATAGTAATGCTGCGACTCTTAAATATAAATTTAAAAGTGGTGCAACGATTAAGTTTGGACACCTTCAACATCTATCAGATATTTATGACCATCAAGGCGATCAAGCTAATATGATTATCTTTGATGAGTTAACCCATTTTCTGCAAGAGCAATTTTGGTACATGCTGTCACGTAATCGTAACGCCGCAGGATTGCCATGCAGAATTTATTTCACGTGTAACCCTGACGCTACATCGTGGGTAAGAGAACTCATTCAATGGTATTTATTACCGACTGGGTATTTCGATCCACGAAAGTATGGCAAGATACGTTTCTTCTTACGCATCAATGAACAGTTATACTGGGCTAATAGCAAAGCTGAATTAATCAAAGAACATGAAGGAGTGACAGCCGATGATATTAAATCATTTTGTTTTATTCCCGCCACAATTGAAGATAACCAAATACTATTGCAAAACGATAAGGGCTACATTGCAAACTTGAAGGCGCAATCTAGTGTTGAGTGTGAACGATTACTCAAAGGTAACTGGAATGTGAAGGCTGAGGGTAAGATATTTAGGCAAAGCGAATTTAGAAGCTACGTTATATTGCCACGAATCAAGTACAAGTTTATTACAATAGATACTGCATCAAAAACAAAAACGCATAATGATTATACTGTGTTCCAGCTATGGGGTTTGGGTGAGGAAGGTATTTACTTAATGGATCAACTTAGGGATAAATGGCAAGCCACAGAATTAAAATTAATGTTTATCGGATTTGTTGCAAAACATCAGGATGTTGCCGCTATTTTTATTGAAGACTCTAGCGCAGGCACAATGTTAATTCAGGATTTGTCGAAGAACATTAAAAAGCCTGTTATCCCAATTCAAAGAAGCATGGGAAATGTGAAAAATGACAAAGTATCACGTGCCTATATTGCGCAGGGATATGTAGCATCAGGCTATGTATTCCTAAACCCAACACACCATTTTTACACAGAGTTTATCGGCGAGGTCACAAGCTTTAGCGCAGATGATAGCCATGCACATGACGATCAAGTGGACTGTATGATGGATGCCATCGACAAGATGCTTATTAATCCCTACATACCGCACAATGACAGCGTGTATTCAGAGAGTTTTAGTTTAGCGAGGAAGACGGCATGATTGAGTGCACATGCCCTGGTATTATTTTTGATAATGCACGTAAAAATGGATTGTATTGCCATTTATGTAATGACATTACACGAAAAATGTCTCTTACATTAACTCCCGATGAGCTATTAAATAACGAACCAAAACATGAGGTATATTGATATGATGACATTAGATGAAGTTAAAGAAAAAAGAGATGGGTTGATTTCAGACATTAGGTTTGGTTTTCATTATGTTAAAACTGAAGGATCTATTGTGCTTGAGTCATTAACCATGATTTCTGTAGGGTACAATTATATTTTATCTTTAAATGGAAATGAGTTTTCAGTAGGAAAAACTGATAACAAGATGTGCTGGGATGAAAAGGTATTTGATGATATTGCTCTAGCCATTGACTATATACACAATGATTTTAAAAAAAATAAAAAGAATAATATAAACATTCAAGATTATTTAAAAGAAAGCGAATTTCCTTTTGAGTTATGCAAATGCGAAGGTGAGAGCGGTAAGTTTGCTAGAAAATATAAATTTTACTGCCCTCTTTGTAATATCAAATCAAATTCTCCTGCATTTTCTTTAATGATAAAGGCTGAAGATATTAGATCAATCAGTGAAACACATCATGGTCTATCTGTTAATACAAAAGAAGCTCAATTTCTTTTGAAAAAAAACACCATATCGCATGACTCTTTCTTGCTTTTCTATAATACAGAACTCAAAAAAGTTAAAGAAGGGGTGGTTGCCCAATGAAAATTAAAAAACTTATATTCATCCCTATTGACAAAGACAATCAAACAGAATCTATTGTGAGCGAAGCTGTTATCAATGATCAGGTTAAATACCAGATAGCGCACTTTAACTATGGCGACATGCCAAAGTACCGCGCACTGCATAACAAAAAACCTATTGCTAAAGATTTTTTAAAGCTAGAGCAGGCAATTGAAGAGTGCCAATGCCACTTTGAAAAGCTGTTTGTGCTTTGGTGTAAACAGTATTTGGAAGATTAATTAACTAATGAGGTAACTATAATGGCTGGATTAACAGTAGCACAACGTGCTGAGAAAGAAGCAAGATTGAAGGCTGAGAAAGAAGCCTTATTAAACGATCAAAACGATCATCCCGATTTAGATACATCGGATGAACAGGAGGAAAAGTTACCACCCCTTGGCATCGAAGGCGTTAAAGTTAATGCTATGCTCGATGAACTAGTGGAAAATCCAGAGGTCTCAAAGCAAGTCCTAGACCTACGCAAAGCACTCGACATGTATAAAATCGCGTACAGCGAAGAAGACACCCACGATTTATTGCTGAACAAATTAACCGCCCACATTTCAAATCAAAATGCAGTGATAGGCTCGCGCGTTGATAATGAAGAAGCTGAATTGCGTGCTTACATGAACAATACCAATCTCACTAATGTCGAGTTTGTTAAACGACTTAAAGCTCTTGGCATTCAAAAACGTTACATTTCAAAACAATTCAACAAGGCAACGCATCAAGATTGGTATTTGTTTGATGATAAAGACCACGACATCAGTGATGCTCAAATTCATTCACGGGTGAGGTTCAGCGATATTAATCCTGTAAAAGAAGAAGACCTGTACAAGGTTGACACTCTTAAAATCATGCGTGAACGAGGCAGATAATGCCAAAAGAGATGATGACCTACGAAGAAATAAGCAAAAGTATCCAGCGTTGGAAGTCTTCGTACACCAGCAATAATTCGCGCGGTGAGTCATGTATTGATTTTGTGACAAGCAATAATCAATGGGAAGCCGCTACAGAATCGGACAGAGAGTCATTAAATAAAGAAACGTTGACGCTCAATAACTCTATTAAGTATTTGAACAGGGCGATTAATCAAGCAAGGCAGATAGACTTCTCGCTTGATATTATGCAGCGCAATTCCGAATATGATATGGAAGAATGCAATGCGTTTAAACTCTTTGTTAAGCACATGTACAACTCAAAAGAAAACAATAGTAAGTTTTTCAACGCCTACGAAAAGGCAATGAATTACGGCTACTCCGTGGCATTTATTCGCTACGGCAGAGAGAGTGAGTTTACATTAAATCAATTGCCTTACATTAAAATCATGGAAGACCCATCATGCTGTTTCTTTGATGTCAACGCTAAAACCAGAACAAAAACCGATGGCAATTATTCTGGTTACATGGTTACTACTCTAAAAGACGATCTGATCGACATGAGTCCAAACTTTGAAGACAATAAAAATGTGTTGGATAGTAATGAAGTTATTTATTATTTTTTCAGGAAGAAAAAGAAAGGTGTCTTCACTAAATTTAAATCAGGTGAGTACAAACTGTCATCGCTCATCACCATGCAAGACAAGGATAACTTTGAGCTTGATGAAATGGGGAATCCCATCACTAAGAAAGATTGGGTATCTGAAATATTCATGCGCATGTATTTAAATAAGGAGCAGGTCGGCAAGACCATTAAATACCCCAGCAATGATTTACCGTTTGTGTACCATCCAATGCTTACCTCATGGACGCCAAAAACTGGGGCGAATTCTAATTACGAAACCTATCCATACACGTTCTACATGAAGGGCGCACAACGATTGCATAATTTTGTGATGTCTCAGATTGCTACGGTGCTAAAATTTTCATCCGCTACAAAATGGTTGTTTCGTCCTGAGCATTTGCAAAACGAAGACAATAAAGACCATGCTAGAAATATCAACGGTCTTGAAGGTGGCTTAGTTTTTCCAGGGGGGGCAGATTTGCCACCACCGGTTAAAGTGCCCCCCGATGAGATACCTATGTCATTAATGCAAATGGGGCAACAAACCAACGCAGAAATTGACAGCATATCAGGCGCAATGATGGAGATGCAGCCATCTGATAATGTCAATATCTCTGGTAAAGCCATGCGAGAATTCACCAAAAACATTCAGATGATGAATACAGGATTGGTCGCTTCTCACATTGAATTTATCAGTGAGTGCTGCAAAATAATTACTCAGATTTTAGTTAATATTGTTACTGAACAGCGTTTGCTGTGCGTGAAAGACAATAACGGAAAAATGGTTGATGTGATCATCAATAAAAAAGATGCCTCAGGCAATGTTATTAAAAACGACATCAAAGATTTACAGAACAGTTTTTATTATGAAGTAGTAGCAAGCCCCAACCAAACCATGCAAGATGAAAACACTGTCATGGCATTGCAAACCATGTATCAGTTTAACCCACAATTGTTTAGCGTGACAGGCGATATACTCATGGAGTCATTAGACATTCCAAAATCAGCCGAGCTTGCAAAACGTATCCGCGCCACAATGGATCAAGATTTATTGGCTTACGGCAATGGTGAAATTTCAGACAAACAATTTCAAGAGATTAAAGCTAAAAAGGCTCAAAAACAAAAACAAGAAATGGAACAACAACAGCAACCCATTATTCAGGCTCATGCACAAGCAGCTAAAGGAATGGCACAAGCTGAGATTGCAAAAGCACAAGCCGCAAATCAAGATGCAGCTACAAACAAGGCTAAGGCGGAATCTGATGCATTAGACAAGCAAACTAAAAATGAATTAGCATTATTGAAAATTAACAATGACCAATTGAGTGCTGAACAACGTATTGAATTAGAAGGTGTGAAAGCAAACCTTGAGCATCAAAGAACACTTGTGGATAGCATACTAAACCGAGGGTCTCTCAAGAATGCCAGCACTTAATATAGCAGCAGGAAGCGTCCCAGATTGGAATACACAGGTAAATAATCCTGTGCTGTTCAATATGTTTATTGGTAGTACTATGAAGCAGTATGCTACCCCTGGGCTTATTCCAATCGCAAGCTTTGATAATGCGATAGCAACTCACTACACGGCATTTAATGATGGGCAATACATTACCGTGGAAGAATTAAATGTATGGCGAGTTTCTCCTACTGGCTCAAAAGATAAGGTGGGGCAAATTCCATTCAGCAGTAATACAATTGTTGAGCTTACTGAAAATCTACAGCGACAAGTCACAATCACTGGGTCTGGTGTTGGAGCGTATGTGTTAGACCAAATAAATTCTGATACCTTTACACAACTTGGTGCAGATCAAGGGTTCGCTATTACTAACCCAATATCATGTACTACTATTAATGGCATCACTATTGTGCTTGGCGCAGATGGCGTATGGCAGATAAGTCTTGCCAATAATTCTTTGATGTGGAATTCGCTGTACCTTCAAAAAATAGACTCTCAATTAATCACTGCATTAGCAGTAAAAACCATTGACAATAACCTATTCATCTTTGGGACTGGCGGCATTGAACGATGGGAGCCTACTTTTAATGTAAATCAATATGCCTTCCCATTTCAAAAAGATCAAAACTTTAAAAATAACTTTGGCGCATTATCTACGAATGCTATTTATTCAGACATTGACAACATATTTTTTATTTCATCACGCTTTATTCCCATGCAGTTATCAGGCGAAGGTTTAAAACCAATTGCAGAAGAGGGTGTTGCTAGATTGTTTGGACAATATCAATATTTGTCGGTGCGAACAGCGGTATATACGTATTACTCATACTATTTTTTTCAAATCACATTCCCACTGGACAATGTTACGTGGGTATATTGCGTGAATTCTGGCAAGTGGGCAAACACGGATGATTTTATTATTGATGCCGCCCTTATTAATGTGAATGGCAAGCTAAAAAATGAAGTGGTTTTAGTTAATAATACATTATCTTATTTATCGCTTCCGCCAAGTTATAAAGAACGCTATTTCATTTCTGAAAGTTTTGTGATGCAAACCAAAAAAGCACCGTGCAGAGCTAAAATAACATGCGTAGAATTGATGATCACACAAGGTCAAGATGTTCCATCATTAGCTAATGATGAAAGCCCGCGTCGTGCTGAATTATCAATCTCCACTGATCGCGTGACGTTTGGAAATGTAGTGCCATGCAATATTGGAAACGTTGGGCAGAGACAAGCTAAGACTCGTTGGTTTCCAACGGTTGCTGGAACGTTTGCACGACTTAAAATCGCTTATTTTGGAGCTATAGACTACACGGTCGAAGGCGTTGATGTAACTATTAAATAGAGAGGTAAATACCATGGGATACGAAAACAATGAAGGAGTTCCAGTAGGAACAGATGAACTAACCGATCCAGAAGCTATTCAAACAGGTGTACAGCAACAAACGCCTGCTGCGCCACAAGGGCGCATGTATACTGCTGCCGAAGTTGAGGAAATGAAAAAAAACCTTTACACAAAAGAACAGATGCAAGACATTATTAAAAAAAGAACGGGGACAAAAGCCGTAGCTCAACCAATGCAGCAACCTACGCAACCACCCGCTGGCTATATTAAAGAAGAAGATGCAATCATGTTCACGGATAAAGTCTTAAAGCAACAAGAACGCATCAATGCTGGCAATAATGTGACTGCAACTATTTTAGAAGCAGCTAAAGAAGACCCAGAGCTGGAGTCTCTTATTCAAAAATCAAAAACGGGTGAAATAAAAGAGCCAGACTTACAAGTGCTAGGTTCTTTAAAAAATATTAAAAATTCACCTGCCATTGCAAAACATCTATTGAGCGATCCCACAGACTTTCAAATATTGCAAATGGCTCAAACCCCTATGGAAAAAGCTATTTTCTTCAATAATTTATCGCAGAGATTAACGGAGCAACAAGTAAAAAATGGTGGAAATAAAACATATCCCACTATTCCTGACATTGATGGATCGGCGGCAAGCTCATTTAGCCCCACTGCAAAATATATTCGTAGATAGGGGTTGACAAATAAAATAAACATGATTTATTAGACCATGCTACTTAATAATTTTATTGGGTAGCCGCCTTCCTAGGGCGTTAACTATGTGGCAGCTTTTAGCAGGATGCTGGGGCAATCGTGCTGGGATCATGTAAAAAATCCTCGCCTTCCTAAGGCGTTAAATATGTGTAGAAAAAACGAAGTAAAGGATACTTCAAAAAATTACATTTAGTTTAACGAATTTAGGAGCCTAAACATGGTCGCCAACGCTATTGCTGTGTCAAATTTAATTTCGCACAGTATGACAGAGTTCACAGATAACCTTTCAATGGTGATGAATACCGCCAACCAAAAGTATAAGAATGACTTTAAAAACATGACTTATGCATCAGGTGGTGTGGTAGAGATCAAAATCCCAGGATACCCAGGGGTTCAAACGGGATTGGCAGTGACTGCAATCGCCATTCAAGATTTAACCGTTGCATACACATTAACCGAAAACGATATTTACAACGTTCCTTATAACATTGATTTATTGACCATTGATTATAATATCGTGGGTGCTGATAAAGCATTAACGGATATGCAATCACAAGCTATCGTGGATAACTATGCTTATCCAGCATTTTGCGCTATTGAACAAGCGTTAGAAACAAATCTCTCTTATTTAATGCTCACGAATGCTTGGTATTCTCCGATTGATTCTATTGCAAAATTAGGCGCGGTGAATTCATTCCCTAGCGTTCAATCCATGAATACTATGCTCACACAGCTTCAATTAAAAACTGAAAGCCGTGTTGCAATGTTCAATACGGCAGATGCTGCCAGCATCGCTAATTCATTGCAAAACTCTTTTAACACTGCATTAAACACAAAAATTTCACCCGAAGGTTTTGTGGGTGGTTCAGCAGATAAAGGACGTTTGGCAGGATTGGACATGATGCAAAGTAACAACTTTAGCACACATGTGGCAGGACCACTCGGTGGTCGTACTGATTTAACCGTGGTGAGCGTAGCATCAGATGGCTTGTCCATTACTCTTAATGCGCCTGGCGATACTTCAACGGGGGCATTAATTCTTGCTGGAGATCGCTTTGCATTCACTACGATCAAATGGGTTCAACCCGTGGGTAAACAAGTGCTTAATTACAACGTTACATTATGTGCAGCGCAAAACGCTGATGGTGATGGCGCAGGTAATGTGGTGCTTTATTTATCTTATCCCATCATGCCGTCTGGTTTTCAGGCGAATGTGAGCGCGTTACCAGCACCTGGTGCGCCAGTGCAGTGTTTCCCTGACTTTAATGTCAACTACGCTTATGTCGATTCTGCACTCTCTGTATCTCCTTTGGGATTGCATGACATCGTAGGCGCATTCAACTCAGAGAAACGCATTTCTATCGGTGGAAAAACATTGGAATGTCCGACTAAGGTCATGATCCAAGGTTTGGTGACGGCGGGAAATAACACTTATCGTATTTCTCAAGTGAATCCGATGAAAGTATTTACTCCTTACATCATAGCGCTGCCATCACTGGCTGCATAAGTTTATGGGGCAGAAATGCCCCATTATTAAAGAGGTTTTTTATGAACAATCAAAGTACGTTAAGTCCTACCGATACACAATATTTACAATCAAATATTCGTTTTAATCAATATCAAAATAAGTTTCCTATTGTTTTAAATGGTGCTAATTTTACAGCCAGTAAAACACCAGTCGTTCAAACTTTTGGCGATGGCGTAGCAACATTAGAAGGTCGATGTGTTGCCGCTGGTTCTCCTACCACTAATTATATGATTGGAAATCTTCCTTCTTGGTGCATTCCAAGTTCGTATGAAGATCAATATTTTCCCTGCACTACATTACGCTCTGGCGCATACATTGCAAATGCCGTAAAAATCAATACGGGCGGCGATAGTATTGAGTCTGTCACTATTACTAATCCAGGTAGTTATACTGGCGTTCCTACATTGTCAGTGAGTGGTGATGGCTCTGGTGCTATTTTAACGGCGGTTATGCGTGCCGTTTCTGCCACCGTTCAAACTTCTCGTGCATCGGGAAGTTACGCTCCTAATGATACGATCACATTAACAGGCGGTACAGAAACCACCAATGCCGTCTTGAATGTAGCTACTACAAAAATAGCTTCACTTGCATTGAATGCGCCAGGCACAGGTTATGCGCCTTCGGACATCGTGGTATTAAATGGGGGTGTTGCACCAATTCCTGGGCAAGTGACGTTAAATACCGTTCAATTAGCTTCCACTGCGCTTAATGCGGCTGGTACTGGCTATGTCACGGGTGACACGATCACATTGGCGGGCGGTACTCACAGTGCTGCTGGCGTATTGACATTGACGAATACAAAATTGGTCTCTGTCGCACTTAACGCGGCTGGAACTGGTTACGCGGTTAACGATGTGATCACCTTCAATGGCGGTACATTCTCAACAGCAGCTCAAGTCACTGTAAACACTGTTCAATTGATTTCATTGGCTGTCAATGCGGCTGGTACAGGCTATGCAACTGCTGATACGGTGACATTAAGCGGTGGTGCTGGTGCAACAGCGGGTATTATCACTGTAAGCACAACAAAGCTTGTTTCTACCGTAGCAAATGCCGCAGGTACAGGCTACGCGGTGAATGACACTATTACTTTAGCAGGTGGCACATTCTCAACGGCTGCTATTTTAACGATCCTTACAGCAAAATTAGTGTCTGTGGCAGTGAATTCTGCTGGTACTGGATACGCTGCAACCAACACGATCACGCTAGCAGGCGGTACGGCAGGCACGAATGCTATCGTCACCGTAGCAACCTCTAAACTGGTTTCAGTGGCATTGAATGCGGCTGGGAGTGGGTACAATGTGGCTGACACGATCACTCTTGCAGGCGGTACGGCGGGTACTGCAGCGATCATGACGGTTGATACAGCAAAATTAGTCTCGGTAGCAGTGAACGCTCAAGGTACAGGCTACGCGGTGAATGACACTATTACTTTAGCAGGTGGCACGGCTGGTACTGCGGCTGTGGTAACGGTTCAAAGCATTGGCGCATTAGGCGTTATTACTGGGGTGGCTATTACTACGCCTGGTTCATACACTGTTGAAAGTACAACGTTTACACAAGGTTCTACAAGCGGTGCTGGTACGGGCGCGACATTTAATACTGGCTTATTTGGTGTTCTTACATTCCATATTTCAACGGCTGGTTCATACACTGTTAATAGCGCAACCTTTACTCAAGCCTCAACGACTGGCGGTGGCACAGGTGCAACGTTCCAAACGGGGGTATTCGGGGTTAACACGATCACCATTTCAAATGCTGGTTCTTATACTGTCGAAAGCACTACCTTCACGCAAGGTTCTACGACAGGTGTCGGCACAGGTGCAACGTTCCAAACGGGGGTATTCGGCGTCAATACTTTTAGTATTTCAAACGCTGGAAGCTACACGGTGAACAGTGCGGCATTAACCCAAGGCTCTAGCTCTGGTGCTGGTACGGGCGCGACTTTCCAAACTTCATTGTTTGGGATCAATGCATTAAGTGTTTCCACGCCTGGTTCGTACACGAGCGCACCATCAACCTTCACCCAAGCATCAACTACGGGCGGTGGTACTGGAGCGACATTCAATACAGCAGTGTACGGGATTTTGGGCATAACTATCACTCGCGCAGGCGCATACACGGTCAATAGCACTACCTTCACGCAAGGTTCTACGACAGGTGTCGGCACAGGTGCAACGTTCCAAACGGGGGTATTCGGGGTTGGTGTATTTACGGTGTCAACGCCTGGTAGTTATACCGCTATTTCAGCGTCATTAACACAAGCCTCAACGACTGGCGGTGGTACGGGTGCAACCTTTAACTTAGCTTCTTATGGTGGGTTAACCTTCACTGTCAGCAATGCTGGTTCGTACACCACTAATGCGAGCAGTTTTTCTCAAACCACAACGACCGGAAGTGGTACGGGCATTACTTTCAATATGGCTGTGTATGGCGTCAATACTGTCACGGTAGGTACTCCTGTCGGCTCATATACTGCGTTGCCTTCTAACCCTGTATCGCAAGGCGCAACGTCTGGCTCTGGCGTGGGAGCTACATTTAATGTGGCATGGGGTTTATTAACGGCAACAGTCGTGGATGGTGGTACAGGCTATGACCAAACATCTCAACTGGTGGTCACGGGCGGTTCTGGCTCTGGCGGTGCTGGGACACTTACGCTTGATAGCACGGGCGGTTATTTATCATTGGTAAACGAGCCTTCTGTGGGAGATATTATTGATTTAAGCGGTGTTAGTTTTAACGTTCAATCATATACAGGATAAATCACCATGTATTCAGTTCGGGGGCTAGTGTCGGAAGCTTTTTACATGTCGTTGTATGACGAAGAGTTTCAGCCTGACATTCCCCCTGGGCAGATGAACATTGGATTAAAAGCATTGAATTACTTGCTCGATGAGTGGAGGGATAAGATACCTTATACCTTCACCAATCGTTATAGCAATGTCGATGATTTAATGAATACTCAATACGTTCAAGTCGATGTCGTGAGTTTCATCATCAATGATTTCAAGCAAGTGTTGCGAAGATGTTCTTACACGGAGTGGGAGCAATTAACGACTATTACTGATTTGAGTGGCTACCCTTGTATTTATTGGTTTGATGAAAGCGTTCAGACGATCAATATTTATCCTACGCCTACGCAACCCAATTATATTTTTGAAGTGTTGGGACGCATGGCGTTGGGTGCAGTGACCTTAAATGATTACCTACCTGCGGATATGCCTGTATTCATGCAATCTGCTTGCCTGTATGAATTGGCATTTAGATTGGCGGGTAAATTTAGCGTTGATTGGGATGAAAAGAAACTCAAAACGTACAACGACACGATGATGGGAATGTTAAATAAACGCATCATTGATACGAAAGCCCCTATTAAACGCGTCATACCCAACGAAGGATCTGGTGAAACACCAGGCTACCCTTATTGGTATTTTATGAGCGGAGGTCAAGGTGGCTGATAATTTATCCATGCAAATGCCAACGCCTCCTTCAACACCTAATGTTGCTGAAATGCATCGCTATATTTTGTCGTTGTCCAATTGGCTGAAGTTATTGCACTTAACGGGATTGCAAGTCACCCAATTGGACTCTGTGCAATTTTCAGGATTAACAGGGCTTGAGAATGTCGGAAAACTTTATTTTGTTATCGACACTACGCCGCAGCATTTGTATTGCGGATATGACAATTCAGGCTCACTTGGATTACAGGAGATATTTTAAATGCCAGGAATATGGGATTTTTTCGGAGACAATTCGAGTGCGTACAATGATTACGCAAATAAGCTTCGTGAGCGTGGAGACACCTATAACCCTTATATTGAAAGGGGGCAAGATGCAGGTCGACGCTTTGGTGATATTTCAAATCTATTAACCGATGATCCAAACTGGTTGCAAGATGAAATTGCAGCAGGTTACGAGATGTCGCCATACCAAAAATATTTGCTTGACCAAACTACGCAACGTTCTAATTACAATGCTGCCAACAGTGGAATGATTCAAAGCCCGCTCGCCCAAAAAGCTTTAAATGAAGATATCAACCTGCAAACAGGACAATTCTTGAATGATTATATTCAACATAGCTTAGGAACGTTTGGACAAGGTTACGCAGGGCTTGGCGCATTGAATGAGCAAGGCTACAACGCATTAGGTGCTAAAAATGATTTTTACCATAATGCGGCAGGAGCTAATTTCCAAGGTGACGTTAGTCATCAAGATGCGATTAACAGTGGCATAGGGCAATTCGCTGATTGGGGGGAAAACTTTATTCCAGGGGGAAGTTATAAAAAATATTTTCAAGGATTGGTAGGAGATAAAAATACTGGTGGTATTGGAGGGCGCGATCTTAATAATCGTCCTGGCGGTGGTTCAAATCTTGATTTTTGGGAGAGATAACCATGCAATTAGACCAAATAGCCTCCACACAAGTTAATCCCATTCGAGCCTTTGATGTTTATCGTCAAATTCAAGCTGAGAATGCTAAAACAGCGGAAAGTAAGGCGCGTGCTGAATATGATATTTTACGCGGACAATATTATCCGAAAGAAGCCGAAGCTAATATTTTACGCTCACAAGCTGAAATACAACGGGCTAAATATGAACAAGACCGTGCAAGGTATGAGCAAGAACGCGCAGCGGCGGCAGAAGACAGATACGATCCAACGTTTCAATATCGTCGTTGGAAACAAGTTTATGATAATTCAAAACCTGGCTCACCTGATCGCGTTGTCGCTGATCGTGCTTTGGGTAATATCCTATATGAAATGGGCGGATCAGGTGGCGGCGGTATTGGAATGCCAGCAACACAGCCTCGCGCACCATCGCCACAGCCTGGACTTGGAAGAGGTTCAGAAGCTCCCGTCATGAACGGTGAAGGTATTGGCATGGGCGTGCCTGGAATGGATTTAAGCCAAGGGGGTGGAGCGCAAGCTATCGTGAATCCTGCTACAAGAAGTCAACGCTCAATGCGTGGAGCGCAATA